GCATTTTCTCTAAAAGTTGCATAATATTTAGGAAAGCCAGTTGCACCTGTTGAATTATATTCAGTAATAAATGTGTCATCTCTTGGTTCTAAAGCTACTTGTACACCGGAACTATTTGTAGCAACCACGGATCTAACTACTAAAGCTATTCTTGAAGTAGATGTTCCAGACGATTGGTTTGTATTTGGTAATTGTAAATATTTATTATTAGCGGTAAAACTAGAGGTCGCGTACTCGCGAGCGTAATCTGCATCTGCTTCTCTAAATATTCTTAATTCAGCATCTCTAATAAAACCATTAACAATAGTAGATGTAAAAACATCTGCACCAACTTCTGTATAATCTCTAATTTTTTGTACTAATTCTGCGTATGTCATGATATTGTAATAGTTACACTTCCTACAGCTGTGTAAGCTGATCTGTTTATATTAATAGTATTTGCATCAATATTTGGTTGTAAACTATTTGTTTTAGTATCAAATTGTCCTGGCCAATAGTATAAATTTAATTGTACTAAACAACCACCACCTGGTCTTACATCAGCTCTAGCACTTTTTAACCCTTGAGGATCAGCTGGATGATAAGGTGGATCTAATTGTGGATGTTTTGGTTCAAATTCAGAAATATGTACAATAGAACCATTCCATTCTTTTCTCATTTCTAAATATGGAAATTGTTGTCCAGATCTATCAGAAATAGCTAATGATCTTTTACCTCTTGCAAATGATGGCATTAGTATCTATCTCCAAAGTAAGAATAAGGTGAAATATAAGAACTTGTTCTTTGAGAATCTTCTTCTAAAGCTCTTTGTAATTCATCTTCATATAATAATTTTAAAGCTTGAATTCTTTCTGGTGCATATTTTTGAGATAAATAAAATGCAAGTCCTGATACCATACATGGTAAAAATCTAAATGGAACATCTGCTGTATTTGTATATGATCCAGCATCCTGAATTCGTTTAATGTAATAATATTTTAAATATGTATATTCTTGGCAATCTGGAGCTAAGTATAAACTTATCTTTGGTGTAGTTTGTCTGTTAACATAATACTGTGAAGGTTGTCCAGTTTGTCCTTTATTAGGAAGTCCTGCATATGCAGATCTATCAATTTTTGTTAATGAAATATCGTTTGTGCTTGAAGTAATTGCATCGCTAGAAGACACATAAGCTTCTAACACATCATTACAATCTGATGGTGTATCGTATGTAATTGTACCTGCTGTAAGTAATTGAGAATAAAGTTCAACTTTCCAAAGGTGTACACCTCTGTTACCCCATTCAGAAAATAATAAATTTAAACTTCTTCTTGAAGATTTTAAATCGTAACCTTTTGTGTTACGAATGCCACATCTTTCGTAGGCTTCTTCAATGACATCATCGATGTCTAAATTAAATGCTGTTGTTCCAGATGTAGCCATAAGTCATAACCTTACTTTTTCTTTTTAGCCGGTTTTTTACTTCCGTTAATTTTTCCAGTAAGTTTATAAGGCTTATGTGCTCCGCCCATTGGTTGTTTTGTTGCTACGCTCATTATCTAATCCTCGACATTTGTTTTTTAACTTGAAACGCTTTTTGACCTTTAGGTTCAAAAACAGGTCCACCAGTTGACATGCCAGGTATTTCAGTTGGCTCTACACCTTCTCCTACTGGTTTACCTTTAACAGTTGGTTTTACTTCTAACATTTCAGGTTCTTTTCTAGGTTTACTACCTAAAACTTTTTTAGCTGCTTTTGCTACTGCTTTTCCTAAACCAATCATAATTAATCTCCTAAGTTAATCATACCACCATAATACTTCTTAGTAAATGTCTTCACAAAAGTAGGTTTTGGCCCAGTATTTCCAGCTGCTCTTTTTCTTTGAACTGCTGATTTTCTTTGACCTTCTGACATAGATCTTGCTTTAGCTAATGGTACACATTTTGGATATCCTTTTCTTTTTTCTCCTTTAGCTCTGCCGCATGGAGCAAAAGAGCCATCCTTACGTTTAGCCCCTATATCTACCCATTTCTCTGCAACCCATTTTCGTAAACTCATTTTAAGACTTTTTAGTAACTTTTCTTCTTTCGTCCATTATGTCTCCACAACCTTTAGCAATACCACCTTGATTGTAATTAGAAGATGCTTTCCTTTTTTGAGACTTATTTTTACCACCTGGAGTTACTTTTCCAGAACAAACTGCACTTGCATACATGTTAGCATATGCACTTGGATACACTTTAAATTTTCTTTTAGCAGCAGCTTTTCCTTTTGGACAAAGTTTAGCCATTACTTTTTCTTCTTTCTTTTTGCTGCCATCATGGCTCTTGAAGGTTTAGCCCCTCTTAGTTTACCATAAATTTGTTGTGGTATTTGTGATCTGCCTATTGCCATAATTAATACACTGGTGAATAAACAATCTTACCATTTACCTTTTGAGCCTTCAAGTATTGCCTTCTATTATACTTACTTGAAAAACTACAATGCACCCATCCACTATTAGGCTCATTTTCATTCCAAAACTCAAGTATACATTGATCATAGTCTAAGTTAGCTACAATAAATTCTGCTAAATCTTTATTGGCAATACCAAACACTTCAAAGTCTGCTGCTTCCCCGCGCGTGTGCTGGCTCGTGGAGCTTGATCCGATAGCCTTGCATAAGTCTGGTGATCTATAACCAGAGCTCACGGATACCGGCATTCCATAAAAATCTCTAATAGGTTGAAGTATTTTTTCACAAAGTATTTTAAGATTTTGTATTTGTTCTTCGCCTGGAGTATTATCTATTCCAAGTCTAACTGCTTCTTGAGACTTTGTTAATTCGTTTAAGGTAAAACTTTTAGATAATTGCATTATAAATAATTTAAGTTAATAACTATTCTTCTTGATGTATCTGTTTGACTTACCATAGCATGTTCTATATTTGAATTAAATATTAAAACTTTATTAGCTTCACAAGGAACTTTAATTTGTTTTTCTCTATCTATTAAAGTGTAACCATTATTTGTATTTACATAGTAAATAGCTGTCTTACATTCAAAATGTTTATCTACATGAAATTCAGATTGAAAGGGTTTATCCTTAGCTAATACTAAATTAGCTTTAACTGTAATAGGTGCAATACAATTTAACTTTTTTAATATAGGTCTAGCAATCGTATCAAAGCCTTTTGAGAATGATACATGATCACCGTATAAAATATGTCTAAAATAAAAGTTATCTGTATTAGTCATATTCTCTCTATAATACCAAGGAAGATCAAATTCAGGCGACATTAACTGTGCTTGAATATGTAAGAATTGTTCTTCTTCTAAAAAATTTTCTATTATTTCGTAATCCATTATTTTTCTAATCTAAGTTTATTTATAACCTCAATTACATGTTTTTCATACTCTTTATTTGTTGAAAAATTATCTAAAGTTTTAGCCATTAAAATAGGATCTTTATTTAATGTTATTTCTCTAACCTTTCTAAATTCTGCGTATACTCTTTTTGTATTTAAAATTTCGATATAGTATCTAACAGATTCACATTTATTTTTAAAGACTCTTACTCGCCAATCAATAGTATCTGGTTGTTTGTGTGGTAGCATACCTTCTTTTGACCATACCCGTATACCAAATAGATTGTGACCCTCGCGCGCGAACCTTGATGTTCCATAGTTAGACTCAACTATGGCTTGTGCAATGATAAGTTCTGTATTTACTCTTTGGCGTTTCGGAATGTTAAAGTTAAGATAATTGATGCAGTGGGTAAGGGAAGTGACGAATTCTTTATTGTTTGAGTACTCAAACCTCGGTATTCCAAATCCGAGTTTCACGGCCCAGTTAACCGTCTCGGTCTGGACCTTCCTCTTGGCGACTGGATTTGGGAAAAATGTACCTAATACAAATGCCAGTAGAGCTACTATCAAATATTTTATTATTATATTCTTTATTGTCATAGCATTTACATTGATTTGAGAGACAGCATCCAACTGTCAGGTTGTTAATACAATTAATCTTGTTTAACTTCTTTGATTCTTTTAACGCCATGCTTATCTACTTCAACAATAGCTTTTACTTCTTTACAACTCCATGAAGTAACACTAGGATTACCATCACGTTCTACTTTTCTTTTTTGTTCTAAACAATCTGCAATATTAGCTTTAGGAGAATATCCTTCTAATTTTCCATTCATATACATTAATAATGCAAATACTGCTTCTATCATTATTTACCTCTTACGGTATCTAATTCTTTTTCTAATTTATCTACTTTTTTTTCTAATTGAGATATTAATACTTTTGTATGAACGTTTTCTTCTAATTGTTTAGTATGTTTTTCTATTGTTTTAGCTTGATACTCAATTAACATAAATAATTCTTGGTTCTTAGGAGTTTGATCTGCTTTTTTAAGAAGATCTTGAGCCATTAATTTTTCATTAGTCTCAAGTCTATTTAATCTTTCAACAATACCAAAATATGTCCATACTGCTACAACAATAGCAGATACAATAGCAACTATATTTTTAATAGGTAGTGCTATATTTGTTTGGTCACTTAATTTAAATTCGCTACTCATTTATTTTTTTTCCTTATCTATTATATCATAAAAAAATTTGTCTGTGTCATCAGTTACAAACCCTTTATTTTCAACATTCCATTCTGTAGTTTGCACTTTATAATCTGGTACAGATGATGAAGTAGTAAAGCTAGGGATATCCC